TGGTATTAAGAAGGGTATTGCTCATTTTTCAGCCTCATTTGGAGCCGTGTTTCTTCCACCACGCGATCTGGTCAGCCGTCGTCGCGAACTCTTCGGGCTCGACAGGCGCAGACCGTCCGCCGATCGGGTTGATCGGTGCGGGGGCGTTGGAAACGGGTTTGGGTTTCGCCTGACCGACCGTCGATTCGAGACGGGCCAGTTCAAGCGCCATGCGCAACGGAGGAAGGGACAACAGGCGTTCAGCGGTTTCCGGGTTCTGGCCTAGGTGATGCAACACCTTGTGGCCGGCATCCATCGCCGTGACGGCTTCGAGAAACTCAGGCGATGCGCCGCCGAGCATCTGGAACGTCCGCAGCGACGAATCCCAATCCGGGAATTCGGTCTTGCCCGCATCGAAAACCTTGTTGCAGGCGTCGTCGAACTTTTCCTGCTGAATGAGGCGCTTCGCTTCAGCCCGCACGTCATCTGCGCTCATCTGCCGCTGGTTTGGCTGCTGCGTCTGCTCAGTGGGTTGCCGGTACTGCTGCAACTGCTGCTCAAGCGCTTCACGCTGCCGCTTTTCCTCGTGTTTCTCCCGCGTGAGCTGGTCGATGCGGCGTTGAACCCAGTCGTTCTTGGGCTTTTCCTGCTGCGTCTGCTCGACTGCTTCCGTGGTTTGCCCGGCGCCCGGTTCCGTGCTGACTTCAGCGGGCGGTTGCGCCTGTTCCGTGGAGGCCGTAGGCGTGACGTTCTCGACTGCCGGTACTGCGTTCTCTTCGGTTTGCATGGACGTATCCAAGGATTGAGCCCGGTGATGCCCCGCCGGTAAGGACCAAAAGAAAAAGGCCCGCTCTCAGAGAGAAACGGGCCTTCGGGGAAGCTATGCTGCTGGGTCTTAGCGCTGACCGCCGATGATGTATTGCTCGCTCGTCGGCGTGATCGAACCGGCCGTCGTGTTGACGAACTGGATTGCCAGCGTGTTAGCAGCCGACACGCGCACGTTGCCGATACTCAGACCGGCCTGATGCGATGCTTTGTTGATGTCGATCGAGTCACCCGGCAGCACGCCCGGAACGGTGAACGTCTGCTCGGCAGTCGTATTCGCGCCGACAGCGGCCGGCGTCAGAACCTGCTTGATGTTGTAGAGGCCTTGAATCGGCGTCGTCGAGCCGAGGTCTTGCAGGATGCCTGGGTACATGTCACTGTCCTTGGGGAGCGGGCAAAGAAAAACCGCCTTGCGGCGGCTGCGGTTGAGGTTGAATCTGCTGCGCGCTGTCGGGCGGCAAGGAAGGATTTCCCTCTGGTGATCCAGTGCCCATCATCTGCATCACAACCTGAGTAGCGACGTGAGCGACGACTTGCGGGTCGAGCGGCTGGCCAAGAGCCTGCAAGCGCTTCGTCTCAGCGTCGTACGCCTTGATACGCAGTTCATCGGCTTCCTTGCCCTGCTGCGCCTCCTGAAGCATGGCTGACTGATGCTCGATCATCTCGCCCATCTGCTTCATCTTGTCTTCCATGTCCTGCTCGGCTGGCGTCGGGCCTTCACCAAGGATCGCAGCCGGGATCGTGCGGTGCAGGCGTTCTGCGACCTCATCAGCCATCGGGAAGTCGGCAGCCTTGAACAGCAGATCGCCCGCGACCTTCATCAAGTCCTGATCCTGCGACATGATCTGCGTGAGCGCGTGGAACGCTTCCTGACGGCGCGTCTCGTAGTTCGGGCCGACCTCGACAGTCACGTCATAGCGCCCGATACCGGGGTTGTAGATCAGTTGCGCGGCCTGAGCGGCGCTCAGCTTCGAGTTATCGGCCGGTGCCGGCTGTGGATTGCCCTGCAGATCACCCACGGCATGCTGCTGGCCGGGATTGATCTGCGCGAAGTCCTCGCTACCATCCTCGCCCACGATGCGCACCACGCGCTCCGTGTCGTACACCTTCGGGATCAGGTCGACCATGATGCGGCCGGTGTAACGGATTGCGCGCGCAACGTTATCGATGAAGTGATACGTTGCCTTGTCGCCCTGCCGCTGACGCGCAGCGATGGCAACGCCAGCATCGGCATTCGACGGTGCGCCGAACTGTTCCTGATACTGGCCGCTGGTCATCATCAACTCTTGCTGCGCCGTCTGCATGGCTTGCAGGTACGCAGAAGCGCCTACAGGCGGCTGCTCGCGCTGCGGACGGGCAATCTCGCTGCCATCCTCGGCGCGGCTGTTGTACGGCAGATACGCCTTGTTATCCTTGTTCGCGTTCGCCCACTCGTCCTCAAATCCTTCGATGGCTTCAGCCGGCGCGACATACGGCGTCTTGGTCTGCAACGCGATGTATTCGACGTTGGCCGACGTCATGTAGTTGTACATGCGCTGGCCGTCTTTCATGTTGCGCGTGTGGCCCTTGCGCTCGACCTTTCCATTGATGACGATTTCCTCGCCTACCACGCGCACGATCGGCAGATAGCGGCCTGGCCATTCCTTGCGGTCGATGACCTTGTCGCCAGCGATCTTGCACCACTTGAAGTGCGGCTCGCTGATCTCGCGCTTCTTCACATTCTCGTCGGATAGCAGTGATTTGCGCTCGGCATCATCGCTCACCGCGGACAGCTTCATCGGCCCTTGCGTCGGGTGATTGATGAGCATGTCCTTTTTCTCGGCGCGATAGAAGTACTCGCACACGCGCACATGATCCTTGTCAAGCCACGGATCGCCGGAAGCCTGCATCGGGAATGTGACGCTGGCCGGATCTTCGTCCGGGTACATCGCCTCGTATTCCTCTTTCGGCACGTCCTCGAACACGAAGCCGAACTTGGCGTCAGCACCGTCAGCGGACTGGATATCCGGGTCGAGATAGACGCACAGCGGGTCTTTCACGCGCCGGATGAATATTTCCTGTTCGAATGAGCCATCGTGCGCATAGTCGGTGATGACGCGCCAGTAGCCTAGACCACCCTGTACCGCGAACTCCGTCGCCGTGTCGTACGCGATCTCGGCGTGCGAGTTGTACTCGACGTGGCGCATGATGCCGTCAAGGATCTTGGCGATCTGTACATCCGCTTGCCCATCGATCGGCAACGTCTTGATGCTCGGCTTGTTCTGCTTCGCGTCGTTGATGATCTGCAGATTGTGCTGACGGACCTTGTTGATCGTCAGGCACGGACGTGCATCACCATCGCGCGACTGGCGGATGCGGTCAGGCCATTGCCAGTTGTTGTCAGGATCGCCATTGGCGAACTTCATATCCTCGACGAACAGCTTGCGGAATTCGCTCTCGGCGTCCTCGCACCTTGCGAAACGCTCCTTGGCTTCCTTGACGATCGGGTCCAGCCCGCTCGATTCAGCGTCGAGTTTGCGTTTGCGTGCCATTTATGACATCCATCCCGTGCCAGGCGTGCCGGCGTGTCTGATTCTCGGATTAGCTTTTGCTTCTTTCTTCGGAGCCCGCACGAGGCCGGGGAACAGTTCGGTCAACACCCAGATCCACGCATCGGCGCGGTTCGGTGACTGCTCGCCCATGTAGCCGACGGTGCTGAACGCGGTCAGTTCGTCCTCAAGCGCGCGGAAGTCACCGACATGCCGCACCTTGCCCTGCTCATAGAGAGCGGAGAACGGCTCAGCCCGCACCGCCTTGCCGCGCGTCGCCGTAACCTGCTTGTAGTGCGTGCGCGGGCGGGCCGTCTGGATCACGTGCTGCACCATTGCGCCGCCATAGTTGATCTCACCCACGACGACATCGGCCGCATGTCGGTCATATGCATCCGCAGCGATCTTTCCCCACGTGGCCGGGCCCGCTTTCACGGTGCAGTCTTCGAGCAGGTAGGCATTTCCATCCGTGCCCAGACCACCCACACAAATGCCGATGGCATCGTTATCCGCGTTGTCTGCATCGCCAGAGCCGCTCGGGTCGACGCCGACCACCACGCGAACCATGTCAGGCAACGCGCCGTCCATGTGCCGCCACTTGTCGATCGTCTCGTCGGCAAATAGCTGATTGGGCGTGGCATCCGCAAACTCGCCCTTAAGAAAGCGCTTCTGAAGGCGTGCACTCAACGATTTCAGCGTGTCGAGATAGCCTTCAGAAAGGTTTTCAGCGTTGTCATGCGGGTTTATCTGGAAATACGCGTAGTCCTCACCGCGCGACAAAGGCTGCCGTGTATCCGGGTCGCGCTTCTGCACGAACACCTGATAGGCCCAATGCGCTTTGCTCGGCGGGTTGCAGTCGTAATACATGCGCGGCTTCATCAGGCCACTGACGCCGCCCTTGATGACCTGCTCGATCTTCTGCGCGAGACGCGTGATAGCGATGCCTACGGACCCGAATGGGATCTGCGAGCATTCGTTCAGGTAAATCGTCACGTATTCCTGCCCGAGAATCTTCTCGGTGCGCTCCTTGTCGTCCAGGCCACCGAACCATATCTGCGCGCCGTTCTCATACTCGGCATACCAGTCCGTCTTGGACAGCGTGTACTTGACGCCCGGAAACGCGAGCCGCATCACCTTGGGGAAGGTGTCCAGCACAATCGAATTCTTGACGTGGTTGAAGCGGAAGCGAACGATCAGGTGTCGGCTCGACGGCGCCTTGAGTGCGCGCATGATGACGTTGCGCACCAGCAGGAACGTCTTGCCACTGCGCGAGCCACCGAACAGCATGATGTGCGTCGAGTCGCCGGCCAGAACGTGCTGGGCGGCTTCCTGCTTCGAATTGAGCTTCACAGACGTTCGTCGAGCGGCGATGCAGCAACCACGATAGGACCGCCGTCCTTACCCGTCAGCTCATGATCGAGCTTGTCGCGCCATTCTTCCTTCTTGCGATTCTTCAGCCAGAAGATTGCGGCAGCGGTGTCAGGCGGATAGAACTTCCGGATCGGCGTCTCGACGATTTTATGGTCGACAACACGAATATCCACCTCGTCATGCTCGTAGCCAATGGCACGCCGATACAGACTTTGCTCGACGCGCTCGTCAGCCTCTGCCTTCGGGACCTTTATGGCGTCCGAAAATGCAGTGTGCTGCACCTTCCAAAGCGCAATCGTTGAGATCGCTACTTCGAAGAAATCAGCCAACTGAGCATCGGTCGCACCGAGCGAACATAGCTTTGCCGCCTGCTTCGCGTACTCGGCTTTGTACTTGCTCGGGCGACCGGCCATTACAGCACCGCCCGGATGTGCCCGAGGATCTGCTCAAACTCGTCGATCACGATCCGCTCGCCGGTCTTGAACTTGGCGTGCATCGCGGCGAGCTTGTGTTCGAGCAGCATCAGGTGCGATTCGCGCGGCAGCAGCGCGGTGGCATCTTGCTCGGCCGGCGAAAGATCGGGCAACGGTGCAATGCCGGTCGCCGTCGAGCCATCGGCATATTGCTTTGTCTCGATCACAGGCGCGTCAACCGTCGGTGCGGCGTTCACCAGCACATTGCCAGTGACGGGCACGATAGCCGGCTCAATGACGGCCGGAGCGGGTTGTTCCGCGATAGCCTGAACAACCAACGGCTCGGTGCTGCTCGGTGCGGCGCTCAATGCTTCTGCTGCTTGTGCAATCGGATCGCTCATCATTCACTCCAAAGGTTGAGGGTGCCAAGGCCCGCGTCGTGCAGAGTTCCGGCATGCCGGCGGAGACCCACGACTTCCAGAACGTCCGAGGCTGCCGCGGTTATCTCACTCACGGCTTGAGGAAGACTTGCCAGCCCGGTTGTACTCTGCGACGCCGACCGCCGCGTGACTGGCCGTAAACGGAAAAAGCCCCGCGCGGTCGGTGACCGGCGAGGCTTGGGAAATTTTGGAGGCAACTTGCCCCACTGGCGCACATTATGAAACAGATTCCGCTTGTTTACAACTATTTCTGTCGAGGATTCCTTCAGCCACCATCATCGGGCACAGAATCGACTTGGCGCGGGCATATTCGCCTTCTGCGTCAGGTAGCCGTACACTCGACCAGACATTGACGCCGGCCGAGAAATTTCGGCACGCCACGTTGACCGCTATCCGTGCATGCAGATCGAGCTTCTGCACCATCGGCTCGACGATCTTTCCCACTCCCTTCTTGCGCTGCCACTCAACCTCGGCATCAAGATCCTCGTAGTCCATCCACTGGCGACTCGTCCTGAACTGCGCGCACGTGCTATCGAAGCCGGAATAGCCAGTGCCGGGGTTGTACCCCTGCGACCATTCCCACCAATCGCAAAGCAGTTCGTCGATCTTGTCCATGTCATTCCCCGAAATTCAAATGAACCAGCGCTTTACCTTCTTCCATATCGCCCTGTCCTCTTCCGTTTCTACGTGCATAACTTGGTAGGGCTTCACATCGGGCGGTGGTGGCGGCGGAGCCTGTTCGAACCAGTCGCCGTCAACGCCACACTGAACAATCGTGCAGTTGCGCGAGCGCATCAAATCGCATGAGCCATCCTTATGGCCGTGTACCGGATCGATAGGAGCCTTAGGATGAAAGCAGATCGGCACCCATCCATGCATGGGCGTGTAATGCTTACAGTCTTTGCACAGTTTCACTTCGCCACCTCCGGCGCCTTCCAGTAGAACGTTGCCCGCATGTGCGCCTGAGATGCGTCCCACAGCGCCTCGATCTGGTTCGCGTCGAGCTTCTTCAGCCCTCCGCGCTTACCGCTGGCTGATTGCGCTTCGGGCGTTTCGCAGTTAAGGCGCATCCGGTCAGGCCTGCCGCCCATTGGCTTATATGGTTCTGTCATTTCCGCGCCTCGGCAGCAATCTGAATCGCCATAGCTAGGTCCATCAGCTCTTCCCTGTTGAATGTCCACCATCTGGAACCGCGGGAGCTTGTGCATGAATTTGCAAGGCTCTCGATGACATCAGGCTTCAATCCTTTCAGTCCCGACTCAGGAGCGCTGCAAGCCGGACAGGCGTGAGAACCAATGATTCCTTCGCCGTCGCAGCTTTCGCAGTTAAGGCGACCGGGGCGCCCGGACATGGGTTTGTAGGGGTTGGTCATTTCGAGTCCTTTTCCCATGGGATCGAGTGCGTGACGAATTTGACTTCATTCACTTTGATAACTTGGATCGGGAAACCTTCCTGACGCGCATGTGCGACCTTCTGAAGGCCTTCTTTCACGGCCGCCTTACCGAGCGATTCGAAGGTGGATTGTGAATCCCACGTATCGACAGTGATCTCGACTTCACAAACAATTCGGACTGTTGTGCTCATTTCCCCTCCTTCCACCGCTCCAGACTCGCCACCGCCTGCTCGTCGTCCATCATGGCGATGGCCATGCGTTCGTAGTGGGCGTCGGCGACTCGCTGATCTTGAGACTGTTTGACGATATGGACGATCCGCTTTTCGTACATCGACCCCTGACGGAGATCCCAATCTTCTTTCGCGAAGTCCATCCACCGGAACTGGCCTTCCAGCCTCGCTTGATAGATCGGCTCGGGTGATTGATGCTGCCGCCCCTGAAAGAACGCCCACTTTGACCAATCGTAAGTCGGCCAGTACGCCCACTTGTCAGGCAGCCCCTGCACCACGCAGAAGTCGGCGAACTCACGCTCGAATCGGGCCCACTGCTCGGCAGGCATGCGCGAGCGGGCGATTGATAGGCTCTTGGCAGGATCACCGAAGCACATCAGACGCTCTCCTTTGCAGGTCCGAGATCTTCAATGCGGACCCACCGGCCATCGACGATACGGACATTGCGCATAGCGCACGGACATGCTGGCTGACCGTTCTGCGGGCCGATGCAATTGCATGCCTGATGACTGTTTCCCTGCGCGATGTTTTGCAGATTGGCGTTCTTGTAGGCGCTCTTGAAAGCCTTTTCGTAGTCGTACATACTCACCTCGGCGCCAGGCTAACAATCAACGACCCGATCCACGACAGCAGCCGCCCCGGTATCGTCAGGATCTCGCCGGCCACGCCAATCACTCCGCCGATCGACAGCAGCCATATTTCGAGCGCGCACAGAAGCAGCCCGATCAGGAAATCTTTCGTGGTGAAATCTCTCATCTTCCCCTCACTCAAAATGCTTTATCGGCTTGCCGGTTAGGCCGGGTCGTAGGTCGAGGCGAAGATGTCCGGCTTGCATGGATATTTCTCACCCTGCACGCCCGTGATGATC